CGTCTTGGATATTATCGTTCCAGGTTTAGGGGGCACCGCATCTGATTTGTGTTCCATGGATTCTCAGGCTACTCTGTATTGGCACGAAAAGTAACTAGAGGGTCGTCCTTGGACACCGATACGAAAATACAATTTTCCTCCAACCAGTCCACGTCACATTGGTCCCACAGTGTATTGCCTTTCCGTATTTCACCGTAGATCACATCCCGTGGATCCTTGTTCACGCACCAGATCGACGGCCTTCCCCACTTGATGTTTGTAACATCCCTGTACAGTAGCTTCGCGCTAATGTAAGGCTGACACAGCCACTCCTTGTACCCTGGAAAAAACCTGATGTCAACCTCGTCCAGTACGCAGTAGTGTGCAGTAGCTTGCTTGGCGACTAACTCCTTCAGGTTAAGCTGTCTCATGCAGTAGACGTGCTCACCCAGTGATCTCGCCCAGGTTGTTTTTCCAGCCAATGAGTCGCCGTACAGTATCAGAGATTTCACTCGTGCTACATCCCGAGTTAGTTATGAACCAGCGACCTCGAGTGGAGGTGGGGCTCCCGTGAGCGAAGCGAACGTGACCCAGGGATGCCGCCCTAGCGGCGCCCCACCGGAACGACGGTCAAGACTTACCTCCACCTATGTGTGGGTCTCCACATCCAATACGAGATTGTCGTAGCCAATCAGCGCGTCCGTCCAGTTCTCCGTCACTAAACACAGCTCCCTCGGGGTTGCTGTATCGTTCCGGTTCGGGTCGAAAGTACCAATCCGCGAAGGCTCGAGCATTAGAGAAGGACTTGACAAGTTGTTCGAAATCCAGCTCCGCGTAAGCTCCAAGAAACTCGTCCACACTCTCGCAGAGCGGGCCGATGTTCCGGATAGAATGAGAGCCTGCAGACATTCTTCCGCGCGGTAGGGGTCTCTCGAGACCACCAGCGACCACCTCTCCATCCTTGATTGCATAATCGTAACCCTTCTCTGGTGTTCCACGAGATGGGCTGATGTTTGGATGCTTGCCGTCAACATCGAAGACACGAACATTTCTTGATCGGAATTTTCGGTCAAAGTCGACGAAAGCGTGAAGATGAACGCCTGACACTTTGTGATTTTCGCGCGCAATGATGCACTCTCCTCCAAGCGTTGAAAGATGGTCCACCACACGGAATGGGTCAAGGTCTCCTGACTGGCTGTACGTGAGTAAGACATAACGTGCATTGACAAAGAGCATGATAACGTAAGCGAAGCGTGCCCTCCGAAGGTGTGTCCTGCGAAACTAATATTATAGCAGGACACGGGGCACGGAGGGTGCGCAGCACCCGACTATAAATACCTGAGCTCCTTCCCCGCACCACCGTGCACCCCAACGAAAAATGTCTTCCCAACAAAATCAGCCATGGCGTACAGACGCACCTACCGCCGTCGGTCTACGCCTCGTCGCCGAATTTCTCGCCGAGCTACAAGACGCCCTAGGCGTACTAGTCGACGGACTTATCGACGCCGGGGTCTTGGAAGAGGAACAAGCGTCCGAGCCCTCCTCAACACCACCTCCCGAAAAAAGGCAGACAACATGATTAGTGCCTCGAATACGAGCGGCACAGGCGGGTCCCGCGCTGTGGCCATCGGGTCATTCACTGTGGCTGGCAACACCGGCTACGCTTACTCTCTTTGGAACGCTACCGCACGCGATCTCACCTCAGGTGGGACCGTTAATTCCACCCTCGACAAGAGCGATCGCACTGCCACAACGTGCTACATGCGTGGTCTTCGTGAAGTCATTCGCGTTCAGACCTCCTCAGCCCTTCCGTGGGTATGGCGTCGCATCTGCTTCACAACGAAAGACGACATCTTCACCACCTCCGTCCCTGGCGACCAGGCACCCACCCAAAATTTCGCACCATATTTTGATGCCGAAACTGATCAGACCGGCATGCTTCGTCAATGGTTCAATCTTCAGGTCAACAACACCCCCAACACCATCAGTGTGTTTAATGGCATCATCTTTCAAGGCTCCGCCGGGAAAGATTGGGGCAATGTACTCAACGCCAAGACCGATTCCACCCGAATCAAGGTGTGGTCTGACACGTCAGTGTCTCTTCACACGGGCAACCAATCCGGCTACTTCAAAACGCACAAGCGTTGGTACGGCATGAACAAGAACCTGGTCTATGACGATGACGAGAATGGCGCTAGCGAATCGCAGTCCTACCTTAGCACCAAGGCTAGGCCCGGTATGGGTGACTATTACGTCTTGGATATTATCGTTCCAGGTTTAGGGGGCACCGCATCTGATTTGTGTTCCATGGATTCTCAGGCTACTCTGTATTGGCACGAAAAGTAACTAGAGGGTCGTCCTTGGACACCGATA